TGGAACACCGGCGAACCCCTCACCGCCGCCGACCTCAACACCCACCTGCGCGATAACCTCGAATATCTGAAGGACAAGCCCTCTAACAGCTATCTCGCCAACGAATTCGCTGTACCACCACACTACTTATTGTTTCTTAGCGTTGACACTAGAATAGCATAACCCTTGACAACTGTCAACAATTAATTCTGCATTCCCCGGTTTTTAGGGGGTCGGCCTGAGGGAGGTGGAGTGAAGTTGGTTACCTCGGAACGCGAAACGAACACGACGCCATCAACTTCAACCTTGTTCAGCAGCTTTTTATCGATCAGAAGATAGATGTTCTGCCGCGATACCTTGAGTATTTCGGCGGCGGTTTTGGGGGTGATTAGGTCATCAAGTGGGTTTTCTGTCATGGCAAACCTTGCTTCTATCCGTTTGAGGTAAGCCTATCAGAATACTTTACAGTTGTCAACAAATAAGCTACCAGCGGCGGGGGACAGGGGCAAGGCCGATTACTTCGTTATCTTTGATGACCAGCTTGTTACGCCCGAACAGGCGATGCAAAAACTGGTTGATGAAGGTGTTCGATTCTTTCCAGAAGTCGGCGACGCTTTCGTAAGTTTTTAAATGCTCAAATGCGCTGCGGACTTCGGACGTGCGCTGGGCAGCGAGTTGATACTCGGTTTGGGCTAACTGGCGGCGCAGGTCTTCTAGCTGCCGGGCGATCTCCACCAACTGCTCATCGTAAATAGTGCCGAGGGCGGCGGGCGCGGTGGCTTGTTTAATGACCAGCGTGCGGGCGGATGATTCGGCGGTTTCGATTTCGGCGGCGAGCTGGGCAGCGCGGGCAGTGTAATCCGGCGCATTGGCATCGCGCGCGAAAAAATAAGCATCACCCGTTTCGCGCATCATAAAGAGCCGCTGCGACAGCCAATTGATGATGTCTTGTTCTCGGATAGAGCGGCTGACCTTGCAGCGCGGCTCGCGGCGGGCGAAATAAATACTTTGACAGCGCCAGTAGTGCCTTCCCGTGTTGTTCTCCACGTGGGTCATGGTACACAGGCAGTGACCGCATGTTACGAGGCCAGTGAACTTACACGTCTCGCTTGGGCGGGCATTGCCACGAAGTTGCGCCCGGCGACGCATCTCCGCGCGCACCGATTCGGCTAAATCACCTGTAAGGAATGGTTGATGGGTATCTCGAAAAATGCTGACGTGTTCCGGGGCGGGTTCGCTGGGATCGTACACCCAAACGCCGCGTTCAAGTCGGGCTGTTTTCCGGTTGTGGCCGGAGGCGGTGTGTCCCCAAAATACCGGATTATGGAACAGGCGATAGATAACATTCGGCTTGACGGGCGCGTTGTTTATCCGATGCCCCATCTCATTGAGGCGGTTTTCTATTTGATGCCACGCCACACCCTCCAGCAGTAGGCGCGCGGCATCTTCCAGCAGGCGTCGGTGTGATTCATCCGGCACCAACCACAGTCCTTTCCCGGTTTGTTCATCCCGGATGAGCTTGTGCGAAAGGGCTGGTACTGGGCCGTGCGGCAGGCCGCGCGAGGCACGCTTCTTGAAGGCGGCCTGCTGATCGTGAATGAGCCGGGTTACGTGACTGGCGGCGGCATACCCAGCCATGCTGATAAACATGTGGTGATTACTGGAATCAATCCAGCCGTCTTGCAGCGTGAAGAGTTTCGCCCCTGCATCGATGGTGCGCTCGACGACTTCGCCGAAGATCGACTGCCGGCGGCCAAAGCGCGAACCGTCTTTGCATAGGAACACATCGAAATCCCGGCGCTTCCAGTGTTCCATGAGCCGGGCCGGGGCGTCGATGCCCTCGACGGCAGCAGCTTCGACAAACTCTGGAAAGTTGAAGTAGCGGCGGCTGTGTCCATCGACGATCAAAACATCAACGATGCGAAGGCCGAGGCGTTCGGCAGCCGCGCGGAGTTCGGCTTCTTGTTCGGGCAGCGAGGCTTTTTCTTCGGCAGCCTGTGGTTTGCTGGATACGGCGCACCAAATCAGTGCGCGAGGTTGGTTAAAATCGGTCATAAGGCGTTTAAAGCGCGATGTGGCTGTATGGGGTGCTAAATGTACGAATTGGGGGCATGGTGAGCATCCTGATGCGGCGGCGGATGGGTTTACTGATAGCGTTCATCCACCAGCATATCTAGTTCTGGCAGCTTGGTGCGGATGACGCGTTGAGCTTCGCGTAGGTGCTTTTCCAACTGATCGGCAAAGCGATCTGCTGCATCGCTATCACCCTGCTCCAGCGCATAAAGCGAGGCCATACCCATACCGATAGCGATTGAGTATTCATCCACAATACGACCAAACTCGTAAGCGCGGGTGTAGAGTTCGGCGCAATCATCTCGCCACAATATTACCCATGTCCAATAGCGGCGCTGCACAATAGTTACATCGTCAGCTAAATCCAGTGAGCTTTTGCCTTCTGGAACATGTAAGGCAGTGTCCAGCGCCTCAGCTTCCTCAAGAATCATCGCATCGATTTCGGCAAGCTGCTCAGCACTGCAAGCGGGCAAATCAATGCCGGGTTCAGGGGTTGATTCCTGCGCGAGGACGGGCGCGGCGAACAAGGCGATCAGGAGAACAAGCAGGCTGGCGGTACGCATAGTTATCCCTTTCACAAATAAACTCTTACCGAAAATTAACGAAAAAATACCCCGCTGTGAATTGCGGGCTTAGAACTTGGGTTCTATAATTAGTCTCTGGCTTAAAGGTATGGTTATTGTTACATTGATTACGTAGGCCAAACGTCGGGTTTTCTAGATAACATACATATTGCGAATATGCTTCTAAACATGTTACATTCTCGGTTATGTAGAGATCATTGTGAGGGGGACTAAGATGTCTCGCAGTAGAGTGCAGTTGCCGATAGACATCATGTTTGACAACCTACAACCTCAACAAAAGGCAGATGTACTAACCCGCCTCTTGGAAATAGGCCGCGATCATCCGCTCGACCTTAGCGACCTCGCTATCTGGCAACCCGTCCAGCAGCTTGAGTATATGATGTCCTCGGATGTTATCCAGAATTCCGGCTTGCTCATAGATTTTGACTGCTGAAACCTCTAATGCATCGGCAATAGCAGGCAAAAATTCCACAGGCACTTGATAGCGTCCCTGTTCCCATCCTGACAATGTGGTAACCGCCCGGTTTACACCTCGCGCCTTGAGTCTTTCAACCAAGTCAGTTTGCTCTAGGTGTAATTCGCGTCGTCGGTTGGCGATGTACTCACCTAACGAATTGCTTTTGCCCATTCGCATCTCCGTATCCGAGCTTCTTACATTTTACCCTAAGTTTACATAAATCAACCACAGAATGTTGACATAAATTCAAATGCCGTGCTACACTATGGTAAAGCCGTAGTATTGGATGAGGCGTCAATGACCAAACATCGTGGAGAACGGATGCGTGATTATGTGAACGTCCCGCTCAGTGCAGAACTCAATGCAGCGCTGAATATGGCGAAACGGGAAGCAGATCTATCACGGGCCGAGATTGCGCGACGTGCGCTCGTTTTTTATTTGGAAAATTACTACGGTAAAACCGTTTTAGAGAATGGTAATCCAATAAAAAGAGCTACGCAATCATGACTTCCCCAAAACAACGCAAACCGCGCAAGCGCAAAGTCGTGGATGACATGCCGCTGCACCCGTGGCTAAAAGACAACCTGATCGAGTGGCCGGTGGATGCGACACCGCAACAGTTGGACAAGATTCTCGCACCGGGTTGGCAGAAAACCTTCAACGAGATGATGGCGACCGTTCGATACCGTGCGGCGATGCGGGCGGCAGCCAAGCAGGATGGTGCGGCGTGAATATGCAACAAATCCCGGCTGGCGCATATGCCTACCACCTACGAATCGAGAGCTGCGAGGATTTCACTGTCACAGAAAGCATGGGTGGTAATTACGGGCAGGCGCTTCATGTCGTGAATTCCGTCTCTCGGCATTTTCTGCTGGATGGGTTCACGGCGATGAGTTCACCCCTCCACCCTAATCGGACGGTGTTTGCGAAACAGGATGAAATCCTCGCTTTAGAACTGGTGATGATCGGAGCAAATTGATGGTCACTTTATCCCCTCCCAAGCATAAAACACGAAAGCTGCACCCCACACGGGCGTTAGAACGAGAACTGAAGCAGCTCAAGTTTGAGCGTTTCGATGTCAAGAACCGTCGTGGAACGCAGTTATTTGATGTCGAGTTTTGGGGCGATCTGGAAAACCCCAAAGCCCCTACTATCTGGACGGCAGCAGAGTTTGCGCGCCGAATCCGGCAGGATCTGCTGGGTTACAAAGTTGTCGAACTGGGCGAAGACGTTATCGCTGAGCATCGCCCAAACAAGCCGATCATCCTCACGAGCCTCGTGCTCGAACGGAAACCACTAGATGACGACTTTGAGGCATAGCGCCTCTTTAGAAGAAAGGGACATGTATGGATTGTGCGCCTATCGGCCAAGCCCTCCAGCGGGGTGCGGATTTTGAATACACATGGTGGTCAGATGGCACTGTGACCCGGTGCGCTATCGAATGGGAGGACGGGCAGTATCACCGGGTGGGTGCAAGAACGATGGTGACACCTATACCTGAGTGGAATGCGACGGACTTTTACGAGTACCGCGCGATTGAGTTCAAAGTGCCGTTTTCGTTCCTGCCGCCGGGTGGGTAGGGATTTTTATCCGATCAGTTTAGGAGACACGTGTTATGAAGGTAGAAAGAGTCACGATCAGTTTGGGACGCACAGTCAACCGGGGGAACTTCGAGAACACCCGGTATGACGTGTCGATCACCGCCACCATCCCGCCGGAAGAGTTCGACACCGACGGTGCAGAAGCCGTTGAAACCGCCTGCCGTCACGAGTTGGTGATGGTACTCAGCGGCGACCTGCCGGGCGATCTGGAAGGGATGGACTGGACGGACATGGATGATGTTCCGCTGAACGGTGATGGACGGGTGAAGCGGGCGCTGGCCAACAGCCCGATCTTCCGGCACATGCGGGCGGTGGACGAACTGCTGGCCGACAGCCTGCTGAACGAGTTCGTCGACGGCGAACTGAAGTGGGGCGTGGTGACCGTCGAGGAAGCACCGCTGGCCGAAGTCGAAATCAGTCAGATGATGGTTGTTGAGGTGGATGACGAGGATCCGCCCACCAACTAATCCAGTACCCATAAATCGATGCAGGGGCGGTGTGCTGCCGTCCCTTTTCAATCAAAGGAGGAACATATGCCAATCATCGGTTTAACCGACAAAACAGCTACCGGAGCAGGGCTGCCCACTATTGCGAAGCTGTACAAAGGCAGCGAGAAGGAAATCCGCACGAATCAGCAAGGGCGGCAGTATGAGACGGTCGGCAAAGACCTTGATTACTTCCGTGTGGAATTTGAGCCACAGTTCGCACACCTCGCGCCAATCTGGAACGACCTATACGGCAGTGAGCCAACGGATTTTTCGCCTGTATTCCTCCCTGCCGGGACGGTAGAAGAGGCCTTCGCCTCGTGGAAAGAGGAGTGGAATTCATCCGGCACACTGCTGCACCGCTGCGACGGACAGCACCAAGTAATGCACTGGAGCGAGCAGTCACAGATGTACAGCAAGGCGAAAATTCCCTGCGCCAGCCCGGTTAACCCGGTCACTGGGCAAGTGGACAAACAGTGCGGATGCAGGGCAACTGGGCGCATGAACATCATTCTGCCGGAATTCGTGAACGCATGTGGTGTGCTGGGCTATGTAAGCATTACCACCCACAGCTTGCACGACATTCTCACGGTGTACAGATACCTCATGGATATCCAGCGGGGATACGGTCGGTTGGATGGCGTCCCGTTCATCTTTGGTCGCGCGACTAAAGAAGTTAGTGCGCCCAAGCAGGTCAAGGATGGCGGGCAGTACGTAAACAAGGGACGAATCAAAGTCACCAAGTCGCTGTTTTATCTGCACGTCGATCCCGATTTCGTGCGTGATCGGATGCTGCTGTCAATGACCAACAGTGCGCCTGCTTTACCCCCAACGGTCAGCCAAGATACAGGCGAAATCATGGGGGTAGGTGAAGCTAAGAAGCTGCTCGGCAGCGGCGGTGGCAACCGTCGACTCGGTGCGACGGAAGATAAGACACCCTCGCCGGATGAACCCGAAGTCAATGGGTGGCTTGAGGATGAGCAGCGAGTACAACGATTTCGGGGTTGGGCGAAGGAGCGCTACAGCTACGACGATACGCACATCCTCGCAGCACTTGGAACAGCAGCAGGTGAACCCCTCGAATCTTTAACCGATTGGACGGGTAACGATGTGGGCGCAATGGCGGCAGTGATTGCCCAGTACTACGAGTACGACATTGGGCAAATCACCCGCGCTTGCCGCAATTACACCATCAAGGGCTTAGAAGCCTATGCACTGGTGATTGCCAAGAACGTGATGGAAAGCGGTTTACCGGATGAGATGTCGAGCTAGACCGATGGGCGGGAATACCCCTGCCCCATAGGGAGATGAAACGAGATGAGCGAAAACGGACTGCTTATCACTTTTGGCGAGGATGGCCCGGTCTACCACGATCTGAGCCAGCCGCCGCCGGAACCGGAAACGTTCGACTTTGAAGCGGCGCTGAAGGAATACGCGGCTGCCGAGCAGCGGTTGGCAGTGACCGAGTTGATGTGCGAACGGTTTCACGAAATGTACATCCAACCGTATGAGGTGGCTATCGAGGCGCAGAAGCAGGTGCTAAACGACCTGAAGGTCAAACTAACGAATGCTGCCCGCACTGCTGCGCTTGAGGACGGTGACTTCCATCCGCACCCGAATCTGGAAGTGAAGCGGAAGCCGCAGACGTGGAAATATGACGAAGCAGAGATGCTGAAATCCATTCAGGATGAGGCAAAGGCCGAGACGCTGGATGAGACCCAGCGTGCCGACCTTGCCAAGCTGCTTCGCATCAAGACCGAACTCAACAAAAACGCCTTGAATGCGGCGTTAAAGGATAACCGATTCCCGTGGCTGCCCGCCACCCCCGCGCCGCCTGAAGTGACGGTCAGCATCCGTCCGTTGGGCGATCTGCAAATCATCGCCGAAGCCAAGAAGGACGCCGCCGAATCATGATGCAAAACGCGCTGATCGCTGAAATCGACATTGACAATATTCCAGATGACTACGAGGCCATGTGCGATGTTGGCCGGGTGCTTGCCGGGGCGAATGATCGCAACCGATGGGTATTGGGGCGGCTGGGTCAGCGCGTCGTCAAGCGGTACGGAGAAGATGTGTTTGGTGACTTCGCCAACGATATCGGGATGATACCCAAGACGTTGTACAGCTACCGGGAGATGGTCGATTTCTACGGCGATACACCGCAAACCCACTGGGAAAATTCCCCCTACGGAGAAAATTTACAGTGGACACATTACCGAGCGGCGAAGCGGCTGGACAACTTGGAAGCAGCGTTATGTGCGCTGGAGAAGGCCAGTAAGCGCAATCGCACCGCCAGTTACTTTCAACGAATCATTTCCCGCTTTTTGGGTGAACAGAAAAAGAAAGCAAAGAAGCTGGTGGATACGGTCGGCAAGGTGACCGCACTGAGTCCAATAGGCGAAATGAGTGTGTTCATGGACGGCGCACAGACAGCGAAGTTGCACGCCGGGACGGATTACCGGATCGTGATTTACGAGGTGATTGAATGAGCGCAAAGATACTTGGCAAGGTTTGGGACTTAGACCTGCCGCATAACAAACTGCTGGTGCTGCTGGCACTGGCCGATCATGCCGATCACGAGGGCGGAAGCATCCGACCCAGCCTCGGTTTGGTTGCATGGAAAACGGGTTACTCCGAACAGCAGTGCCGACGGATTATGCGCGCCCTCGAAAAGGATGGGATTCTAGTCGCCACCAAACGGGCGGTTGGCAAGGTTACGCACTACCGCATCCGCATAGAAGCGGGAAATCCCAAGCCTCCATTTCGAGATGAAACCCCTGACATTTTGTCACCTCTTCCAAAAAGTAACCCGTTACATAGCTGTGTCACCCCCACCCCTGACATTTTGACGCTGACCCCTGACATAGCTATGTCAGACGAACCGTCATTAGAACCATCAATAGAACCATCAGACTCTGCGCCTATCGGCGCGGGTACGTCGCCAGATTGGATTAGCCAATTCTTCCAAGCACTGGCAGCCTTCGCCCAAGCCGAGTTGGAACGCGATCCGGCCTTCGAAGCCATCTGCCGAGAATTGTTCGGCATCGAACACACCACCATCCAAGACAAGAGCACCCGCGGGCGCATCAACGGCCTCGCCTCGACCGCAAGAAACAATTTCCAAGCCGTTTACGAGCAGCACTTCGCCGACGGCTGGACGCGCGATCTCGAAGAGAAGTTGGCGCGGGCGATCTCGGCATTCGTGAAAAGCTGGAAAGCGACCCACGCCGACACTGCCGTCCCGCTGGCGCGCGACAAGTTCGGCACAGCCTTCTTGAAATTCCTGCAAACCTACAAACCCGACCGCAAGCCTGCGCCTGCACCTGCTGCGCCAGTCATCCACCCACTGACGCCGGAGGAGCGCGCTGCGCTGGCTGAAGCACGGAAAGCCGTCCGGCCCGCATGGGAGCAAACAGGAGAACCACTATCGTGAGCGACCAATTCCACGCATGGGGCGCGACACAAGCCCCGTTCAGCCAAGAAGCCGAAGAAGCCACGCTCGGCGCAATTCTCACTTATCCGGTGAGTTATACGCAGGTGGCCGCACTGCTCAAAGCGGAAGATTTTTTCATCGTCCGTCACCGCTATATCTGGGAAGCAATGACGCGGTTGCGGCTGCGGGATGAGCCACTGGATTACATCGTCATGATCGGCGAACTGCGGGACATGGGCAAACTGGATGAGATTGGTGGCCCGGCTTACCTGACCCAACTCATCAACAACACCGGCTCTGCAGTTCACGCTTTGACCTACGCCCGATTGGTATGGCGTGCTGCTAAACGCCGCCGCCTGATGGCCGCTTCGGATGAGATCAAGGGGCTGGCACTGAATCAGGATATTGTGCTGGAGGATGTCATTGCCGCAGCGCACAAAGTGCTAACGCAGGCTGCCGAGATGCCGGATCAGCGGGGTGCGCGTCCTTTGTCGGAGATTGTTGGCGAGTATTTCGCCAAGATGGAAAGCATTCTGGAATCGGGCGCGATGACGGGGCTGCCGACCGGGTTCAAGGACTTGGATAGATTGCTCGGCGGGTTACAACGCAAAGACCTGATCTTGCTGGGTGGCCGACCGGGCATGGGCAAAACCGCCTTACTCCTATCGATTATTTTCAACATCCTGCGGGCTGATGCGAAAAAACGCATTGCATTGTTCTCGCTGGAGATGAGTGCCGAGCAGGTGGTACAGCGCGCAATCTCGATGGAATCGGGATTAAACATGCAGGCGCTGCGGCTCGGTGCGTTGGATGGTATCGGCTGGAAAAAGTTTGTCAAGACAAGTGGCGACATTAACCCCTATCAGCTTTTTGTGGATGAGAGATCGACTCTTTCACCGATATGGCTGCGGACGGAGTTACAGAAGCTGGAGCGCAGCGGCCCGTTGGATCTGATCGCTGTGGATTACGTTCAACTCATGGACGCCGATGGGGATTACGACAAACGGGTGCAGGAAATCGGCTACATCAGCCGCAATCTGAAACAGATTGCCCGCGAATACAACGTACCTGTGCTGGCGATTTGCTCACTCAACCGGTCAGTGGAATCACGGGCAGATAAACGGCCAATTCTCAGTGACCTGCGCGAGAGTGGTGACCTAGAATCCGACGCGGATGTGGTGCTGTTCACCTACCGGGATGAGGTTTACAACGAGGCGACTGAGTTCCCGAATCAGGGCGACATCATCTGCGCCAAACACCGCAACGGCCCAACCGGCACGATCTCGCTGTTCTTCGAGAAGACCCTCGCCAAGTGGATGAATGCTGCCGAACGCAGCATCGACCTGAGCCAAATCTGATGGCGACGCTGTTTGATACCACACCCAGCCACATCCGGCTTTTGCAATCGCCGGGTCAAAGTGCCGAGTGCTGGATTCTGACCTACGGCGTCCCGGATGGCGCTGTTCATAAGCTGCCACCCGGTCGGCGGTTCGCGCACGTATCGTCGCCCAATGAACACGCAGTTGAGCCGCTTTGGAAGCTGACCCAATTTGAAGCCCGCGACACGTTCGTCGGCATTCCCTATCCGATGGTGCGAAGTTACGCGCAGGTCAACCAGCGGGTGCTGACGCCGGAAGAAATCGACCACATGAAAAGCCTAATTGAAAACTACCGAAAGGAACAAGCAGATGCCACGCCACAACTATCCGCGCCGGAAGCGCGGAAGGGTACGCACCGGGCAGAAGAGCAAACGGGCGAGACAGTTCATGAAGGAGGCCATTTTTGCGGGGCTGCACCGTTTGACGGCACATCCCTCACATATCACTTGGCGACCGAACCGGAACGCCCATTTCACTTACAAGAACCAGAAACGGAGGAAACGCGATGAATAAACAGGGAAGAATTGGCGGAATCGAATGGACGCGGCGGAAGCTGCCGGACGGCACAGTGCTGCCGGGGTTCACTTGGAACGTGATGGGCGGCTGCGAACACGCCTGTGAATGGGTGATGCCGAACGGCGATGTGGCTGAATGCTACGCCAAGACCGTCGCCGAACGTCTTGCACACAAATCGTATCCACAGGGATTCTCGCATCACTATTTCCATCCAGAGCGGCTTGAAGAACCGCTGAAGTTGACGCAACCGGCGGGCATCTTCCTCGATTCAATGTCTGATTTGATGGGTCATTGGGTGCCGAGTGAGCAGATTCAGCAAGTGCTGGATGTGTGCCGCCGGGCGCACTGGCATACGTTTTTCCTGCTGACGAAGAACCCGAAGCGGCTGAAGGAATTCAGCCCGTTTCCGCCGAATGTGTGGGTTGGCATATCCAGCCCGCCAGATCACTTCATGGGTAAACAACTGAATCAGCATCAGCAGGAGACCATGCTGCGCGTGGCACTGAACACCCTCAGCGAGATTGAAGCATCTGTGAAGTGGATGAGCGCCGAACCGTTATCGTGGGATATTGCGCCAATTGTGGCGCGGTATCCGGATGTACTCAACTGGGTGGTGATCGGCGCGGCCAGCAACGGGCGCGATCAGTATCCGCCGAGTGAGACGTTTTTAAAGCATCTGTTGACGGTGTTGGATATTCAGGATGTCCCGGTTTTCTATAAGGGTAATTTGCACTCGCTACCCTATGCGGATGCGAATTGGCGGGATGAGTTTCCCGATCCCATGAACCCCAAGCGGATTGATACCAGCACATCCGAAGGCGCGCTGGAGTTGGCCATTGATTGGTTGAGCCAACAACCGAGTATCCAGTCACTTGCGCTGGAGATGGAGATTATCGAGCTGCGTCGGCAGTACGCTGATATGTGCGACCGGGCGGCGCGGGCAGAAGCGGCGCTAAAACCGTTCGCCGAGGCGTACCGGGAACTAGATAAGCACGTTGGCAATCCGCAAGACCTCGCATTGTATGCGGGTGTGAATTCTCTCAACATTTATCTGCTGCCCAGAACGGGCGAGGATGACGGCAAGTTCCTCGAAGGCGCAAACCTGAAAGCGGCGTATGACCTATTGATAGCCGAAGGCGTGATCGCAAAGGTGGTGAGCGAATGAACACCCACTATGACGCCTCATTTTGGTGTAACGACTGCGGCCAACTTAAGCAAGCCTGCACCTGCGAAACGCCCAAGAAGGTGGAAGTTGTACGTTTCGTTCGGATGACACACATTGCGTTTCCCGATGGGCCGGCTCAATGGGCAGCACTCGGTAGTGAGTTCTACAACATCCTCGTTGGCCGGGGTTGGGTTGAGTCGCCGTGGGAGGGCAGCGATGAACACTAAATCCACTGACAAGGGCAAATCTAAACGTGGTCGCCGTCGTCGCGGCCACAACTATATCAAGCGCATTACCCGCGTTGATCCTGTAACCGGCGAGATTGAACAGCAGTGTTCCCGCTGCGGCGAGTGGTGGTTTCAAGATAAGCAATTCTGGTGGTACTTCAACGGCGAACCTGCACCAACCTGTAAGGCTTGTCACGATGAGGCACGGTCACGAAATAAAGCGCCAGTGCCACTTCCGGCATTAAAGCCTTCCAAAGCCAAGAAAACCAAACAGCGTAGGACGACTCCAGTGAGACGGCCAGATGGATACTGGCAGCGTAATCGCGCTGGTGTAACCTGCTCTTCTTTATCATTTGGAGCACTTGAGCGACTCGTCGAAGCTGAGCGTGATGGTTGGCCGTTTGTACCGCTGCCGGGTGTGCATCAAAACACCATCAATGCCCTTGTAAATCAGAACTGGGTTATTGCCAGCGATGGCTTAGATGGGATGCGATACAGCATCACGGCAGAAGGCAAGCGGGTTCATAGGTTGTTTTCTAAGCCGCCGAAGCGAACGGATGGGATCTGCCCGGTTTGTGGCGTTCGCCCGAAACATCGCTATCCATCTGGCACGTATGGCTACTGCTTGGAATGTGATCATGAAAGCAAAAGGCGTAACCGTGAATTGGGACGCCCTCATCTCAATCCAAATCGCCTCTGCTCGGCCTGCCACGAACGACCACTGCACCGAATGTCCGGTGGCAAGTTCTCCACCTATTGCACTGAATGTCGCCATGCCAAACGCGCTGCTGAAAAGCGCGCCCAACATGATCGGGATCTGGCTCGCATCCGCAACGGCGAGGTGCTTTTGTGTCGTTGTTGCAAGAAGCGGCCACGGGCTTATACCGAAAGATATGTTCGGGATCGCTGTAACGAGTGCCAGCAGGAGTACATGGCTGAGTATAACGACCGCCGCCGACCGGGTAGCGAGGCCGCCAAAAGCCGAAAGCAGGTGCAATCGTGAGACAGTACAAGGCGGGCATCGATAAAGCCCAACAGATTTTTGATTTCATCGTCAAATTTGCGGGCGAACATGGCTATGCGCCAACGGTCAGGGAAATCACCGAGGCATTTGGTATCAAATCTACCAGCATCACGATGCATTACATTCGGGTGCTGATCAAATGGAAATGGATCGAGCGTGAGCCTAAGACTGCCCGTTCAATCCGAATCATCCACCCTCTTTACTTAACGTTCCCTCAAGAAGACGTGGAACGGGTATTTGAATCATTGGCCGAGATTGAAACGCGGAAGCATCCAACGCGGGTGCATATCCGCAGTCATATCAAGCCATTTGGAGGTTAGGTTGATGGATGTCTATTTGAAGCAGTGCAGCTGCTGCCGGCGCTGGAGGCCCATTTGGGCATTCAACGCAGCACTGGATGCCTACACTGGGGAGGCCAAGTGGCTGCGAAACACTTGCAACCGCTGTTACAACGGTCGCCGACGGGTGCAGCAGCGCGTCGAGCGGGAGAAGATGGCAGGGTACAGACAACTAGCGCTGCTGTGAATTTACGACAGTTTACGGGGTAATTCCCCCCGTGCGACAATTTAAGATGCCGCACAAGCAACCGTTGCAACGCGCTCGTGCGGCAAATATCTATAAAAGACGAAGGAGAGTATAGCACATGGCAAAAGGTAGGACGAAACAAACAGCCCCGCGTGTAAAGGTCAGTATCGACGCGGGCAATGGCGGCGTGAACGCGGTACTGAACGCGATCATGATTTACTTCGCGGCGGTTCGCACGCGGGTTACAGGCGACAGTCTGAATATGCAAGGGGGAATGAATCAGTTGAGTATCCCCTTCGTAGATTGGCGCGGCACACGCTACACATGGGGTGACCATGTACTTGCGACCCATAAGCCGACGATGGGGAGGCATCTTGGAGAGAACCGCTATGGGAATGAATTTCACCAATTCCTGATTGCGGTCGCGCTGGGGCAGCTTGATATCGCCTCTGGTGTACCGATTGATCTGACGGTATGTATCCCGCCGGGGTACTACAATCAGGGCGAGCCGTACATGAAAAAGCATCTCAAAGGTGAACTCAGCATCCGTTTGGGTGGTGAGAAAGAACCGCGCGTTTGGGACATTCAATCTGTTCAAGTGTGGCCGGAAAGCCTCGCTATGTGCGGCGCTTTTATGCTGGACGCGGAGGGGCAAGCACTAGAGACTGATCTCTTCGACGGCGAAACCCTGATGCTGGATATCGGCATCAATACGCTGGATGCCGTCCGGGTGTCTAATGGGAACTTCAACCCAGAGTCGCTTGAAACAGCCACTTGGTCGCAGGGCGGCGCGAACGAGCATATGCGTAAACCGCTGCTGCGCGTTCTGAAGAATGCCCATGAGGATTTTGCTAACGCGACGGTGGATGACATCGACGCGGCCTTCCGGCGGGAAAAACCCATCGTCCGACGCGGTGCGGCGTCGGTGGATTTAACCGCCCAGATCGGGAGCATGGCGGAATCCTATGCCGGGTGGATCGCCGACACAATCCTTGATGGTGAGTATGACGGATTGCGGTCAATCCAGCGCTGCATTGTTGGTGGTGGATTGGCTAAACACATCGAGCCGTGGCTCCGCAAATGGTACAACCTCAAGATTATCGATGTGACCAAGAACCGTCACACTGCTCATCTGAAAAACGTCCACCCCGGCTTCTTAAACGCACTGGGCGCTCGGAACATGAGTGCCTACATGGAAGCGCCCGAATAGTTCCAAAATCCATGCAGTGCATTTTAATGCACTAGTGCATCACAATGCACTGGAAGGAGTCGAGATGAGCAGATCAAAGTTCAAACAGCGCAAGCCAAAGATCAAGCCGGGGGCGAAGGAATACCGCCGGATGCTCAAGTTCTGGCTGGATGTAGTCAAGCCGGATGAGCGCGCGTTGTTTGATTACATTGAGGAACTGAAAGATCGTGGCGAATACACTGCCGCGATCCGGAACGGCCTTGAACTCGACAAAGCCCTACGCGCCACCGAGGAAGCAATCAAGGGGGGCAGCCCGCCCCCCACTAACGCGCTCGATAAGCTGGAGTCCAACTATCCGCATACACTGCGCTGGATTCGTGAGGAACATCACAGCAAGGAACTGGACATGCTCCGCGCTGAACTGTCGGCGCTGCGGGCCATCGTGGGCAAGGTGGGCATTGCGCCAGCCGAGTACAAACCACGCACCAGTTCGGTGGATGCGCCTATCGTGAACATGAATACAGGCGGCAGCGGGAAGGCAGTAAGCAACTTCAAGGCTTCCCTGAAGGCTTTTAAAAACAATGGCTAATCGCGTATTAACGTCGGCGGCTGCCGAGCAGGTGCAGCGCATGGAGAACATTGAACGCGAATTGGCCGAGTTGGTTCAGCATCCGGATGCCGATAGAGAGCGCCGGGTGCTGAATCAACTTCATGAACTGATCGGTGAAATGAAAGCCGCACAGGTTGAGAATACGCCGGGGTGGAGAGCGTTGGAGCGCCGCACAACCGGGATACGGCAGTGAGGATAGATATGCGATTAGGTGACGATTTTGAGATCAATATCGGCAAGGCACAAGCCAAAGGCGAAGGCCTACGCTTTAGCGTGTTAGGGAAATCGGGCAGCGGCAAAACCAACACGCTGTTCGTGATAGCCGAGGAAATGCTGGCGGCGGGCTTCCCGCTGTTGGTCATCGACCCGATGAACTGCTTTCGGCATTTGCGGTCGCTGCCGTATCCGGTCATCGTGGCTGGGCCGCGCCCCAGTGCCGATGTGCGGCTGACGCTGGATAACGCGCCAGCGCTGGCCGAGTGGTTCTTTAAAGAGCGCGTGAGTCTGGTCATTGACACTGGGATGTACGAACCCGGTCAGGATGTTGAGATTGTCGCCGCGTTTCTGGAACGCTTCTGGCGGCTCATCTTGACGCAGGACGAGGATACCGCACTGCAACCCTACGCGATCCTGCTGGATGAAGCCCATGAGTTCATTCCACAGGGCAAAGGTACGCAGGCTGCAACTATTTTGAAGGACATCGGCAAACGCGGTCGGCAGATGAACGTGTGGGTATTTACCGCCACCCAGCGCGCCGCATCGATGGACAAGAACTTCCTCACGCAGGTGAATGGCATCATCGCCCTGCGCGTCAGTTTGGGACTGGATACCGCCGTCGTCGCGGCGGGCATGTCGGCCAGCGAAAAGACCATCGTCGGCATCATGCGAAAGCTGCAAACCGGGCAGGCGTTGGTGATCGGCGACAGCGAACTGATCGACTGTGGCGATGAAGATTACAAGATCGCCCAAGTGCGGCAGACGAATGTGGTCTATACCCGCAAAGCGGTCACCGCCGATGATGACGCCGCGCCGCCCACACGGGTGATTGACGCCGAAATGCTGGAAGCGCTGCGGTCAGCAATGACTGTGCCAGAGCAATCGATACGACTTGAACCGGCTGAAGAGATTATCCGGCTGCGGCGGCGGGTGGCCGAGTTGGAAGCCGAACGGGATACCCTGCGCGGGAACGAGCAGCCGATTACGCTGCATCAACCAGAGCGCGTTGTTCAAACCAACGGGTTTCATGCCGAGCGGCGGTCGGTGTTTGTGCTGCCGGCTACGCCCGAACCACCACCTCAGCAAATGCCGCTTATGCCCAATGGCAACGGTGTCCGGCTGAACGATGGGTGCTTACGCATCCTGAATCGGCTGGCCGACATCTACCCGATGAAAGTCACCCGCGCGCAAATCGCCGCACTGGTCGGCTACACGGTTACAGGTGGAACGTTCCTCACCAATTGGGGCATCTTGAAGCGCGCCCGATATGTGTCTGAAGCTGCCAATTGGGACGTGTGGATTACGCCGCAGGGGTTCGCACACTTGGGGCGAGAGCTGCCGAAGCAGCCGCAGACTCATGAAACGATCATGGATATGTGGCGCGGGGTGCTGCAACTGCGCGAGTGGGAAATCCTTCAAAAGCTGGTCGAGGTTCATCCCGGCTGGCTGCAAAAAGCGCAGTTGGCAGCGATGGTCGGCATGGCCTTCAGCGGCGGAGCATTCAACGGATATATCGGCAACCTGCATCGGAATGGGTTAATCGAAAAGCATGGGGCAGATGTGCGGGCGAAGGCGGCGACACTGCTGTTGGGAGAACACTATGCCTAAGATTATGGCAGTTACCGTTCAACAGCCCTATGCCAGTGCAATTGCATTGGGCTACAAGAGTCTGGAGACACGGGATTGGATGCCACAGTATCGCGGGGCGTTGGTCATCCACGCAGGCAAAGTGCTGGATACCACCGTGATTGCCCGGCCCGATCTGATGGAGTTCTTTCATTTGGTCGGCGTGAGTCTCTTCAAGTTGCCGTTGGGCGCAGCTGTATGCATCTGCGATTTGCACGCCGTTTACCGCACTGAAGATTTGGAAGGGAAGATCAGCGATCAGGAGCGGATGTTTGGCAACTACGCGCCGGGACGCTCGGCGTGGCACTTAAAGAACGTGCGGGCATTCAACCCGCCGATAAAGGCGCGTGGGCAGCAGGGCTTATGGAAGTGGACGCTGCCGATTCCGCCAGAGGGAGGATGGAGCGATGTATGAGATTGTGATCTTTCGCGCGGCCTACTATGAGATAGACTGCAAAACATTTTTGGATGTACTTGAATGGGAAGATCGACTTTGGTGGTTTAGCGAACCGGATATGACCCTTAAAAAGGCGCTTCAGCCACTCGATCAGCCTGATGAGTACTTTGCCGATGCTGTTATGACCTGCGAAGCCTTCAAATTCGAGATCGACTTCGTTCCGAATATCCATGTTCGGCACTTCGACAAGAGCTTTATAGAGGGTCTTAAGTTTCAGGAGGATGGGTTTGAGGAGTTCCTGCCGCAATTGGTGGAGATCGCCCGGCAGAAGTTGAAGGCAGATCCATTTGGTATTTGCCTCGATTTCTATGTGTTGTTCGATGTGGAGTACAGCACTTCACACGATCAGGATGGCAGTGTTGATGACGTTCAGGTGTACGCCGAGTGGGTCGGCGAGTTGGACTTCGACAAGCTGCCGATGGCCGTCGTTGGTGCGGGTAGTGGGAAGGCGAATTGATGAAACAAAAACAAAAGAATGTTGATGTAGAAGCCTTGAGAACCGAACTGGCGGAACAACGTGAGGCAGAAGAACGAGCAAAACGGACTCGTGCCGAGCAAATTGCAGATTATCTGTGTCAGCGAATTAACCAACGCCGCTTCAGAGTCGTTACAAATCAGCCCAACCCCAATGCTAGATACCAAAATGTAAACGGGGTGTCAATTTCGTTTTGGTATTTCGGCAGGCGCGACGTAGAGGAACTTGTCAATGAGATTATGGTTGAACGAGGGTTCAACGGGATTTCTTGGAATTCTAACGATATGCTGTTTTTCCGTGTTGAAGTTATCGTGATTACTGGTCACGGGCAGCCGCAATAATGCGTTATCAATACCTCGGCAACCGCCTCACCGACCCGCCACTCATCAACCTCCAGTGCGACCCGGTGCGCGATCCACGCGGCAAGTGCGTTCGGGCATTGCAGCAGCGTGGGCTTCCACCGCGCGTTATTGATGATGGCCGGGTGCGGATTGAGTGGGTTGGGCAGGATTTACCGAAGTCGATCCGGAGCATGGGTACGGCGTTGGTGATAGATGGGCGGGGGAATAAGCATGTCGTTGTTGCCCGCCGACTGCGGCTCAACCAAAATTCTCCGCACGAAGAAAATCACGAGGGTGAATGAAACAGAAGCTGCTGTGGCCGAACCTCAGGCCGAGTTCGTTTGCTGCCCGCCGCAGTGCGTTGGTCTCGTTTGACTCCACACGCGCGTGCATCCGACTGTATCGGCTGCTGCGCGACCGCTTCTTTTACGATGATGCCCTCTATGTCAGCCGATATCGGCTTGAGTATGTGCTGTTGGAATGCCCGCAGTATCGGCTGTATCGCGGCGCGCTGCTGCTCGGCGTGGTCGATGTGAAGCCGGAACGACTGGATTCCATTCAGCGGCAGCTTGCGGCCTATCTGGTCAGCGCCTATGGCTTTACGGTCGAGGCGGTGATTTACGTTCGGCGGCGGACGCCGATCAGCGCGACCAAATATAAACAGCCGCGCCTCTTTCCAAAATCAGCCCCACAAATTTGATACCCTACTTTTACCCGGTGGTAAGGACGGAGCGACTAACTCCGCCCTTACCCGCACGTCACGACGCCTACCGCCGCGAGTGCAGCAGTAAATCTACATCGTACTCAGCATTTTGCAACCGAAAGGCATCACATGGTTTCCGCATTGACCCACACTGTTCCCCTGTCAACCCTCCAAGAATGGGCAGACAACTACAACAACAACGACGTGGATGGGATCGCCCTCAGCATTCGGCGCTTCGGCTTCAACAACGCCCTGCGCGTTTGGCGGGATGGCATCATCATGGCAGGCAATCACACTTTCAAGGCGCTGCTGCTCATCAAAGAACAAGGCGCAAAGCCCGATCTTGACCGCGCATGGCCGCCGTCCAACATCGTCATAGACGGGGACGAATGGCACGTTCCTTGTATCGATGTTTCCCATCTGGATGAGATGGAAGCCAAAGCATTCGCCATCGCCGACAACCAACTGGCTCGGCAAGCCGTCACCGACGACAAGCTGCTGGTGCAGTACCTGCAAGAAATCGCGGCTGCCGATCCGGTGATGCTGGTGGCGACGGGTTATGACAGCAAGGGACTGGATAAACTCATTGCCCAAGTCATTGAAAGCATTCAGGATCCGCCGGAGGACGCGGGCGCAAAGACAGATCGCGGCGACGAACTGCGCGCCAAGTGGAAAACGGAACCCGGCCAGCTTTGGGTGATTCCGAGCAAAACAGGGCAGGGTGAACACCGCTTGCTGTGTGGCGACAGCACCAACGCCGAACACGTCGCTCGGCTGATGAATGGGCAGCGCGCCGCACTGTTCGCCACCGACCCGCCGTACTTGGTGGATTACGACGGCACGAATCACCCGCACAAGTGGAACGAGCCGGATAAGAACAAGGATTGGAGCGACGACTACCACGATTGGGATAACGCGGCACAGGGCGAGGAATTCTATGAAGGCTTCATCGCCGTTGCTATTCACGAGGCCATCCGTAAGAATGCCGCGTGGTACTGTTGGCACGCCAGCCGCAATCAATCCATGCTGGAACGCGCATGGAACAAGCATGGCGCATTCGTCCATCAACAAATCATCTGGGCGAAAGACCGCCCAATCCTCACCCGGTCATGGTACATGTGGCAGCACGAACCCTGTTTTTTCGGCTGGATGAAAGGACAGAAGCCGAGGCGCTTGGCGGAGGACTATCCGCCGACGGTGTGGCAAGTGCCGACGCTGAAGCCGGGAACATCGACCGATCATCCGACCTCGAAGCCGATTGAGTTGTTCACGCGGCCTATGCTGCAACACACCGAGCCGGGCGAGATTTGCTATGAGCCATTCTCCGGCAGTGGGACGCAGCACGTTGCTGGCGAACAGACGGGCCGACTGGTGTACGGGTTGGAAATCAGTCCGGTGTTCACGGCGGTGATTCTCGAACGGCTGCACGATCTCGGCCTTGAGCCAGCGCTGGCCGCCTGACGCCGCTTTCCAAAATTAGCCTTGTGACTTTGCTACGATAAGCATGTCACAAGGCTAATGCGGTACAGAGGGACGATGGCAAATCGAAATCACGAGGAATTGAGCGTAATAACAACCCGACCATTTAACAGCCGGGTTTATGCCCCTGACGGTCAACTCGCGGGCATCATCGAAATGTCGCAGGGCAAGCGGCGCACGGAACTTGCTGGCACACATACCATTCGACTAAACCCTGAATATGAACTTAGCCCCTTCCATGCACGTCTGATGCTGCTGGAATATATCGCCAAGAATCCTGATGCCCTGCCGGGAGTTGAAACTACCAAGCGCCCGCCGAAGCCGCTTCTTAGCCCGATGGCGCGGGCGGTATGGATTGCAGCCCAGCATGACGTGAAGTCGCGTCATATGACGGCAGGCGCAGTTATGAACATGCTGACCAACTGTGCGCGAATTGAGGCGGCACGACTGCGCGCCGGTATCGAGCCGACTGTGCCATACGATAGGCCGGGGTTTGGGCGCAAGAAGGAAAAGAAGGAAAAGCAAAAAAAGCGCCGATTGGGTGCAATTGGTCGTAGGCGGTAAGGTTAGCATTTGGTTTATTGACACGCCTTACATAATGGGGTTATCCTACATAGTAGAAGTGATTCTGCCACGAGGTCGCCAGCGCGCGGCCTCTTTTGATTCCACCCCGCATCCAAAACCCAAGTGCAACCCTATGAGTGAAGTATGGCAGCGACAACGGAATGAGACTGCAATCGCCTATAAAGCGTTCGGTGTTTACCGCGACATGGGTGCAGAGCGTTCTCTCTCGAAAGTTCGTGAGAAACTCGGACGTAAATCGGGATATGAGCGCCAGCTTCAAGAGTGGTCATCTCAGCATAGTTGGGTTGAGCGCGCGGCAGCCTACGACCGCCAGCTTGAGGAGCGATTGACCGCTGAGTTCGAGGAGTCATTGATCGCCCGGCGGCGCAAGCTGCTGGAACTAGAAGTCAAACACGTCGACGCGCTGCTGTCCAAGTTCGATGAGGCACTAGACTTGGTGAAGGCGCACGGCTTTCAACGCAAAACCAGTAAACGAAAGGACGCTGAAGGCAAGGAAATTGAAATCGTTCTGGTGGAGATCAACGTCGACGATTTGCGTACAATGACGCAGTGGCGGCGGGATCTGGCTTCGCTGTCACGACTGACTGTTGGGCTGCCCGAAAAAATCACGCAGGGACAGCATACAGGTAAGGACGGCGGCGCGATTGTCATTGAGGACAAGTGGAAGGCCGAATTCATTGCGCTGCTGAGAGAAGGTAAAATCACCCCGGCAGAGCTGGAGGCGGAGATAGGCAGCGACCTTGCTAGAGAAGTTGTTAACGCCAGCGGCCTACAATTCTTTGATGGAGGAGAAGGCGAGGAGACTTAGAAAGAAGCTCGCCGCGAAACTCACTTGGAAGCCGTTTTCAGACAAGCCGCAGGAAGCCGCATACCACTGCACTGCGGATATCATCGGCTATGGTGGTGCTGCCGGCGGTGGCAAAACTGATCTGGCACTCGGCAAGTCATACACTCAGTTCTATCGGTCGATCATCTTCCGGCGCGAATATCCCCGGCTGAGAGCCGTGATTGAGCGCGGCGATCAGATTCAGGATGGACGCTGCCGATATGTCGGCGGCGACAAGAAGCGCTGGAAAACACCAGATGGTCGAACTATCGAACTCGGCGCGGTCGAGCACGAACATGACAAGTTCGGCTACAAAGGGCGACCTCACGACTTCATCGTGTTTGATGAAGCCGACGAATTTACCGAGAGTATCGTCCGGTTTATCACTGGCTGGCTGCGTACTGACCGCACCGATGTTCACCCGCAAGTTCTCCTAACCTTCAATCCACCAACCACGCCAGAAGGCGAGTGGATTGTAAAATTCTTCGCGCCTTGGATCGACCCCAACTACAACGGGGAGCGTGCCAAGCCGGGCGAGATGCGCTGGTATGTCACTGTTGATGACCACGATGTTGAAGTTCCTGACGCGAATCCCGTCGAGATTGATGGCAAGTCCTACAGGCCTCAGTCACGCACCTTCTTTCCGGCGCGCGTCGAGGATAACCCGGTGTACATGGAGACCGGGTACGATAAGCAGCTTGAATCGCTGCCGGAGCCACTGCGCTCCCAACTGCGCTGGGGCGACTTCGGCGTATCGGTCAAAGATGATCGTTGGCAGGTTATCCCCACCGCTTGGATTTTGGCCGCACAAAACCGCTCCCGCAAAGGCGAGAGGCCAGATTTGGCACTGCGTGCGGTCGGCGTCGATCCCAGCCGGGGCGGTGCAGATGAAACGGTCATCGCCAAGCTGTATGGCACATGGTTCGATAAGCTGATTGTCCATCCCGGTGCAAATGTGCCGGACGGCCCAACCGGCGCAAATTTGGTCGAGGATGAGATGGAAACTGACGCGCCGATTGCGGTCGACGGTATCGGCATCGGCTCATCTGTGTACGATCATCTGCGACCAAAGCACAAACAAGTGTCGAACGTCAACGTTGGCGCAGGTTCGGTTGTGCGTGACAAGTCTGGGCGTTTCGGCTTCAGCAATCTGCGTTCCCAAATAGCATGGCAGTTCCGTGAGGCGCTTGACCCATCCAGCGGTGAGGATATCGCGCTGCCGGATGATCCACAGCTTCGCAATGACCTGCGGGCTATGCGCTACAAAGTGGTCGGCGGAAAGATTCAGGTTGAGCCGAAAGACGACATCAAGAAGCGTTTGAATCGTTCCCCAGATCGTGGCGATGCTGTGCTGCTGGCATGGTATATCGCACGTAACGGAGGCATCGGTGCAGGTACGGTTGATGACTGGTAATCCGCTCAATAGGAGTACTCGCTCCTAATAGGAGAACCCGCAAATTAGTGACCGTTATATCAGCCACTATTTTCTGTTGGTTTCTACAGAAATTAGTCCGGCTTATAAGGCGCACTAATTTCTCTACGGTCGCACAGAAATTAGTGGTGCTTATAGTGGCTGTTATTTTCTGTTGGTTTCTACAGAAATTAGTGGCCGAAATAGTGAACACTAATTTGTGTCCGTTTCCACAGAAAATAAGCCAGCTTATAACGCGCACTAATTTGTCCCAAAATCTACAGAAATTAGTGTCCCTTATAGTGGGCGTTAATTTGCGTCTCCCTCCGCACAAATTAGCGGTCACTCGAAGCGCCACTAATTTTCTCCACAAGCCCTCTCGCCTAATAGGAGCAAGTGCCATGTTTAATCGTATTTTTTATCGGTTGACCGGGTTCTACACCCTCAATGCTGCCTTCAGGTCTGGGTTTAAGAGACGCCCGCCGGGTAAGTATTCACCGAAACGTTGGTCAAAACACGCCAGTTTCCCGTGTATGTGCGATATGGGCGTCTTGATACATTCGCGCCCGCTGCAAGCCATTTCGCACAAATGGCGGGATAATCCATGCACCCCTCAAAAGCCTCTCCAATGGGATACTTTGGACAATCAGCATGAGCTTCCCGACAACATCGATTCTCGATGACTTCAACCGTGCCGACGGCGCTGTCGGCGGCAACTGGTCGATGCTTACAGGGTCGCTGGTCATATCCGG